ATCGCTAATTAAAATTTTTCTAGAGCAAAGAAATCATCTATATATAAATGAAGACCACAAACTTGACATTTAAGCTAGACATAAGTGGTTATATATAGTACGGAGATTTCTACCTCACATTTAAAAATGCATTTATTCATTGAATAGTGTACGCGATTATTGAAAATACACATAGGAATAAACGACTGGCACACTCTGTAGTGCGCGTAGATTATAGCATTTTAGGAAACAAAGACTCCATCGGCTAACTTAAAAGAAGGTAGCGACATGAGGAAGCCCATCGTGAAATCATCACCTACCGCACGGTAAGTAGACAAAGTCAAGTCTTGGTATGCACCAAACGTAATGTTCATATCCATGGCAGCGCCATAATTGTCGAAATTTGTAGTACTGTTATTCACAGTTGTACGGACAATATGCCACGCTTGATAGAAAGGGACAGAACAATCAATTGGAGATTCAGCAAACGACACAGGAACAACACGTGTTCCTGGTTTTACAACAACACCGTTAGATACACTAACAGCGCTTGTCGAGCTGTATCCAGATGATGCACTTTGCCAAGTTGGTGACAATGCAGTGAATCCACATGTTCCAAAAAGCTGAGAGGTTTCTTTAGGAATTAATCCAAGACGTAGATTAATTCCTCCCTTCATAAACCCATAACCTTTAGTAAGATAATCGAACAAATCAATACTTTGGGCTGGAGTGTCAGCGAGAGATCGCCGATAGAAGGGTCGAATGTTAGCCCGTTGGCTAGCATTCACAGCAACATTGGGACTAAAGACTGTAAAAGCATTAAGAAGATTTCGCAGATTGTTGAGCGAATCTCCAGCACATGTTTCCAAGTTCTTATGAGAATCAATTTGGACAGAATTTGATGTGAGCATATCTGCACCTCGAATCATCCTTTCAGAACGAGAAAACTTTGCAAACGCAGTTCCTAATGTCGACTGTGATGCTGATTGAGTTCTCGGCAAGAACATTAAACCTGTAGATGGTACAGAAAGTTCAACATCCTCAGCAGAGAAATTGACGACAAAGTTAATGTTACTAGCAACTTGTGCAGAAGCCTGTAACGGAACTTCAATCATAACCAATAGTGTTCCATAAGATGTTCTCACGTTATTCATTTGACCAAGTAAAGTCGTAAAACTGTTAATATTCGAATCCGACCGTGGGGTAGGACTCAACTTCATAGCAGTGTTAGACCTCGTATCAATTTGAATAGACCAGTTCACATTGTCTCCTGTAAATTCAACAACAGCTGATGAAGCCTTGTTGATATCAAAGGAAGCAGGTAAAACCGCTCCAACCAAATTGCTTGAAAAAACGTTGGGTAACACGATAAATCTTAATTTCACACGATGGAAATGTGTCAAATAAGCATCAAAGTCAAAATTAAGCTTTGCGTTCCAATTGTTACATAGATTTGCGATCCATGCTTGATGTGTTAGAAGACACGCATTATCAGCTTCCACACCCACTCTTTCGATATGCATTAAGTTCAAAGGCTTTTGATAGAGAACATAACGCGCAGGCATAGAGGTAGACACGTTGAAATCTGCGATGATGTTTGGAGCACGCATAATGGCTTCAATAGACATTTCATCGATGTTGCTGCCGAAATTTGCATCTGTCGTAGTAACAGATGCCCCCTCGTGAATTGTGTACTGATGAGAGAGAGTAGTACCTTCACTAGTCAAGTGAGAAGCAGCTGGCTTCCACTTTACCGCAACGAGAGGGGAATCGTCTTGCGGTTTTGACAAACCAAGAAGTCCTGCAATAGATGAACCAATTTTCAATAATGGTGCTGCAGCCGAAGCCATACCACCAATTACTGGAATTCCCTGTGCAACTGTGGCAATTTTTGACCCACTGTCTAAAATTCCCGAAATTACACCTTTCTTTTTCATTGCTTGCGCTTCCCTTGGCTTTGCTCGATTAGATTGAGTCTGAGGAAGGATCTGCTTTACAATGTCTGCATAATCAACACCCATATCCAACAAACGTTGAACACGTTTCCGTGTTTCGTTCATTAGGAGTCCAGGTGCAATAGATGGTTCTGCAGTTGTTGGATATTGAATCTGTAAAGTATCTCGATCCGCAGAGATATAGGCTCGCACAGAAACTTGATTAATTGCTGACGGAACTAAACGAGACAAGATCACTGTTCCAATATCGCCATAACCATTCGCAACATCTCTACCATAAAAGGCAGAAATCCACGGCACCTTCATCTTCATTGACACTGCTGTCGTTAAAGATTGTTGGATGTTTGGCACTTGTGACAATTGGAGTCGTGATCCAGTCCTATTGCTTAATTGCGTCGACTCTAAATCAGGATAATACGAAAGCATAACACCACCAGAGACAGTAGGCAGTGTAGTAAATTCTAATCTCAAAAGGAGATCAGTTTTTAAAAATGCGAACCCAGACACTTTGTCAAGGACATTTGGTTGTGATAGGAAAATATCTAGGAGTTTCCACGATTGTAGAATCTGCCCAGCTGTTCCTCCAATAGGAATCGTAAAATCTGCAAAAGCATATTCACGACTCAAAATGTCAATAACAGAGTGGTCTCTACCTTCTAACATATTCCCGACAACATTGTCATCCATTCCCTTGCGCTCAGGAATGGTTTCAATGATGGGGGATTCCACAGTTGAGAAGGCCACAATTTCATTTCCAGTGGTAACAGGCGCAGTGTCATCGACAAACGGAACATCGCCTAAAAGTTCCGTTTCTTGGGACTGAGATCCCAAAACATTTTCTAAGTCGGTGGCATTAGTCGGCATAGTGTTAACTTGAGTCATCAAGTTTTTGGCTGTGTTTAAGTGGGGCATTAATTCTTTGAGCATAGCAATTCGTATTTTAAAACTTACGGGCGAATCAATCCGTAAGAGTGTTTGGGTGAGTCTATTTGACGAGGGCTGCTCATCTAGGCGCTCGGAATAAATATTCCTCCTACCACGTTCTAAACGTGGAAGTCATAAGATGATAGCGCTGTCGCGTGCTTCACGCGAGGGGCTATCAGAACCTAAGACCTGATCATGTGATACACTTGATGGGTTTCCTAGGTTTGGTTGGTTTGGAGATTGTACTTCGATGTTTTTCAGTAAACGTCTCAAATTTACTTGACTGTAGTAACAACTAACATCCAAATCAATGTCAAAAGCTTGACACACACCTAAAATCTTTGGTACATAAGTATCAAAGATCGCGGGTGGATGCATAGACAATTCGCGTATAGCTGTACACACGTTAGTAGACATTTGTAATTTCTTTTGCATCACTTGTCTTGAATCAACTTTGTCCCAATTTAATGGTTCTAAAATTGACGAAAGTTCAAGTGGGGCAAACCACCGTTTTAACTTATAATCATAAGCAAAATGGCGTTTTAAAATTGAAATGTCATCAAACGTACGATACCGCAATTTTGAGTCATCTTTTGCATCCGATGTGTAAATGTGTCCAAGCTCTAACATCTTTTTGGATATCAACTCTGGGTCCATAATTTCACAAATTTCTTTCGAAAACACCATCACATTATCATCGCCATATACATAGGCGTCAAAATGTTCAGATAAGTTTTCTCGAATTTTGTGTCCTTGCTTTCCCAAAGTTCCCAACACTTCGTACACCACACAATATAAAAGTGAAGCGTTATACAAAGAGTTGATAATTGTTGTTCCAGGGTTTCCACTTGGTTGTCCACGCGAAACACCTACAGCACAATTTCCAAATACTTGTAGAGAATTTGTTATGTCACACCACAATGCATACGTAAGATCATCGTTAGTTCTTCCATATGATAGTTCCAAAAAATCATAAATTTCCCAAAGGAAACTACGATTCAAGGTTCCATCAAAATTAGAGAAATCACCAGCGAGAAATTGCTTACTAGCGGGGTGGGCGAATTTCAACATTCGACGACACAACAAATCCCAGTCTGCAGAGTACGGATCAATACCAACCAATGATCCATTTGTAATTCGATTTTCCATGATATTAGCGGAAAGATCCAAGAATTTTTGTCGAAACAACACTACAAAATGTAATGGTGCAGCTGCAAACGAGCGAGTTTTTCCTTTTTGTACACGATCTAATGACCGTAATTCATCTTTTGCTGTCGAGATAAAATAACACAAAGGACGCTCGCCTTTATTTACAGCCTCTTTATATTTTGCCATTTCTGACATCAATAAAGGATGATCATAAATAAAATCCTCTTCACTTCCTAAAAACGCAGTTTTTCCAGGTTTATTCGCTGGACGATTCCCTTTAATTACAAAAGGATATCCTGGCGAAGATGCACGATTAATTGCTTGCACGTACTCATTCCCTTCAATTCCACGAATTGCCACTTCTACATCAAATTCTCGAATTACACGCGTTGCATGAAACTTCTTCCTCATGAACGCTTGAAATATATTACACACTCTAGGATCTACTTGAATACTAGGACCAATGTACTTTTTCATTGCCATATTAACTACGTGATCTTTCACGCCATCAATTTCGACAAATCCAAGCACTGCAGGTCTCTTCTTTGGTTCGATAATCTGTCCGTGTATAATACTTTCTTGAAGTTTCGTTCGTGTTTGTGAATGAACGAAATGGGGGATACATGTGACATGCTCTAACGCATCATCTACAACCGTCTGCTTGTGTTCAAAATTTTGTTTGATCCCCACCGATGAATATCCGAACACATTTTCCTTCTTTGCAACGCCTAAAATGCAATCAACCATTTCACGATAAACTGTGGCACCAAAACAAATGTCAGATGAGGGATAAGATGCCATATGAATTCCTACAATTTTCTCTGGAAAACCTCTATTATTTAATACTAAGAAACTACCACAATATCCTTCTAATGTCTGCGCTTCATACTCAATACTACCAAACGTTGCTGTAATATGTTTATCATTGTCCTCCGACAACATCCACTCATCACTCACATCTCTTACTTTCGAATATTGTTTACAAACATACCATGAAGGATGACCAAATTTATTTAAACACGCAGTATCTCTAATTAATGAATAAACGATTAAATTACTACCTTTAATTGCACTTAATTTTGACTTTGGAATAAAGCTGTTTACTATTGTTGCATGATCGCTTACTGTTCTATCAAATTCTAAAAACAAAACATCATATGGAATTTTTACTTCATCAGATTGTTCATGTGTTAACTGCCATACTTTTATTGTACTACCACGAAGACGCTCATAAGTATTACGAACACCCTTAAGTGTTACTAAACATTCATCAAAATCTACCGTTAATCTATCCAAAATATGAGAATTACACATAAAAATACGACCACACAGGAATGTACCGTTTAATTGAGAATAAAAATCTGAATCAGAATGCTCTACTGTAATTTGATACGTTGAAGACGTTAATGTTCGGCATAAGGCCTCACATTGGTGATCTGACACACTCTCTAAAATTGCTGAATTTGCATATTCATCTGCCACAAGGATTTCTTTTCTAAATGAATCATCCTTTTCATTATTTTCACGACGAACTACTTTTAAATTGCCTGATGGCTTATTCTTTGGCTTAACAACTGTCTTGGTTACACTTCCACTAGAATAATTTTCTACTACCTTTCGTGGTTTCTTCTTCTTTTCTGGTTTTTCACACCATTTGTATAGTGTATATGCAGATAACATCAAAGCACCTGTACTAGCGATATAAAATAATCGTTTTCTGCGCTTGACAACATCTACATTCCAGAATCTATCCCACCACATTTTAGTTTTAATGTAACCTAAGAGCGAATAAAATAAAAATTTACGCCATGTATTCAAAGTGAATTTTGGAGCTAAAAACCAGCATCCCATGGCACATAAAAATGACCAGATACAAAATTGAGGAACTTGCCATGAATAATTTTCTTTAATAGGACATTGTTGTGTTGTATTACTTTGTAAAATTGGAACATCATCTTCTACTTTTTCTTTCCAATGTCGTGTTGCATATGCGGATAAATTTGCACGATTACGAGTGAAATTAACATATTTTTGTTCTAACAACGAATTAATTCGAGTTATAAAAGAGTTAAAGTTAAAGAAAGGTCCACTCTTTTCACCATAAATACTTAATTGAAATTGATATGCAGATACATCAAATTCTTCAACACTTAATTTTGAAGGATCTAAAACAGGAACACCATTAACCATCATGGTATAATTGGGATTAATTGAGGCAAAAACTTCTAAATCAATACGTCTAAAATACGCATCTGCATTTTGTAAATAAGATAAATCTGGAGTTGCTTGATTATCTGTAGCAATAATTAAATCAGAATTGAATTTGGCTGTTTGTTTATTTTCTATCTCGGCTACTGGAAGTAAAAGATCAGCATTATTATTCATATGGATTATTCGAGCGGGCCAAGGCAAATCGTCAACTAACATATCGGGGTCAATTTGATTTGCATCATCTACTACATAAATTTTGGAAAATGAAGTATTATAATTTGTTTCGTATTTATGGCCTTGGGGACGATAGTAAATATATTGGAAATGATTACTTAAATTTGTCTTTTGATCTTCTTCTGACATTCCTTGTAATTCAAAAATTTTCTTTAATGCATCAGCGGCAAGTGCTGATATCATGGCTGTTTTTCCTACACCAGGTTCACCAACAATGTGAACAACGACTGGTTCTTTTCTATACGAATGACCTGAAACTGGAGCACGCAAAACGCGTGAATGAATTTTTCTTAGTTCATACAAAGTTGGAGCAAATGCTTGTTTTAAATGAGAAGAATGAAGATTTTTCTGTAATTCGTTTGCGTCAATGACTGCTTTTGTCACTTCATCAAACCCACGCGGATCTTGCATTACAAATTTATCTCCTTCTGTTGTTATCCAATAATTTACTTTCTTTCCTAATTCAAGAATTTGATTTTCAATACAATTTTCAGGACTCGAAATACCTGTACAATATTTAAAAATACGTTTTGCAATTTCTAATAAATGATTTAAACCAATAGATCGGCGAGGAATATGTCCAAGACCATCTAACATGTGATTAATATGACTTTGACCTGGTTTTTTACCAAAAATAAATGTTAACATTACTGTTACAAAAGTTGAAACAGCATTGAAATTTGGGTCATCTGCAATATTTTGTTTTACTGGAATTTCGCGAGTTGTGATTGAACAAACTGATAATACACCAATTAATGAAATTAATAAATATTCTACGCTAATATTCTCTACTTTACATTCTTTATACAAAACGCGTATTGCTAAATATTTTGCATCCCACCTTTCATCTGAAATTAATACACGAACAGAAGCTATAACATCAGCCCAACTGATTACTCTCGACATTTCTTTTGGAAGTGAATTGATAATATTTTGAAGTTCAGAAATAATTTTTAATTCAAAAGAATATGGATTAATACTTTGCTTTACCGGAAATAATTGTTTCATCAGTGCTTTTTCGCTTGCTCTCTGACGTTTTTCGTTAATAAGTTTAGTTACATCTACTTTACTTTGTTTACCAATTTTATCATCGCGTTGTGCTAATCTTTTTAGTCGTTCTTCTGTTCTTACGTTTGCGCGAATAGTACTTGAATTACGTTTTGTATTGCCATTTAGGTCTGAAGGACCTGGATTTCTTTCAATCCCTTCCATTGCTAGGTCTCGAATCCAATCATCTTCACAATACTCATTTAAAAACTTTTCAGGATCATTGAATTGCATAAATAATTTATTAGCGGCTATATCAAAACTGCAACATACTCCTGTGAGATGGAAAACACGAATATTACAAGACCTACAAAAATCCATTTCTGTGACACTAAATGTGTCACGGCACTGATTGTGCGACTTATACAAATCACATGATAAAAACCACTTTTCTACACCATGTGTTCGCCATACTAGTCTTGTGATTTCGCGACCAGGATAAACATATGTCACTATAGGACAATCTTCAGGAGTATGTGGAATTATTTCATCAGAAGACAAAGTGTCATCTGATACAGGAGATGGAGGCGGCGTTGGAGGGTATTCGACGTCATAATTGAATTCAGTTGGACCTGGATTAGGTTCAATTCCTTCTTTCACAACATCTTTTACCCAAGCATTTTCGTCATTATCAATGAGCTGGTCGCCAATATGGGACGACGGAGTCATTGAAGTGTGTTCTTCAATACATGAATTGCATTGATTCATTCCGCAAAAAACATTATTTCGAATACGCGATCTTAAAAATGCTGAATAAACCGGGAGATTCGCAACAGCATCATCACAACATTTCAGAAAAACTTCTACATCATCTTTACTCAAATACTTCTCACAGTTTTCTGCAATTGCGCGTTCAATTAATTCGTCATCTTGGCTGTCATCAGTCTGCTTCCATGTTACTTTCTTTGCTTTACGAGCAATTTTGGGTGATGTAGATCGGAAATCATCACCACGAATTCGTTTCCCATAAATGGGGAAATACGATTGACGGAAATAGAATTCCGAATCGGAGACAATGTGCTTATACATTGTTGAGAGAATACGCTTTTCATTCTCATTCATTACTGGAGCGAAACCAGTATTATTGAAATGCCCTTGAACTGCACCAGTTTTAATTTTCCATGCTGACTTGTTCATTTTGTTTTGTTTACTTAAAGCTAAATTCGAGGTACATTTGAAAAATTGTTAAGAAGCCGTTGTCCGAGGATGTTTAAAATTGTTCAAAAATAAAACGCAAGTTAATAATTTTCTCTACATTTCGGGCAAAATGTAGGTGCGAGGGATTTTACAATATAGAATAGTGCTGGTACAATAGCCAGATTTTTCGCCCACCTAACATATATTGTTTCTCGTAGTGCTAATGCAGAGGGCACTGCACAAAGAAAACGTTCACTAAAAATGTAATATTTCTTAGAATTTTAAAAGCGAGAAAAGATTCCGTCCATAAAAGAGGAATGCATGAAAGTATAGAGCCTATATAAATACGGGTAGTGTTACTTTCACACAAACGCATGAGTCTTCATAATAAAAGGGAAGTATATATAATTTTAATATACTGAGCTAATATCCACCGTTTGCTCTTCATAAGAAGAGTGATCATGATAAATGTGGGTTAATTCCCAAAACCCCAACAATAGTACTGATTGATTTTTGACATACTATTGAGGGTAAAACTTCGCGCGTGCTCACACG